TTAGAACTTACCAACAGCTTACAAGATATTGCTAATATGGTGAGCATGTCTGATTCTAAAATAAATGTAAAGGGATTAAATGTAAGTAGAAAAGCAAACTATCAGTTAGATGATAGAACTAGAAAGTTTAAAGACAGACTTAGAGCTAAAGGCAACGACCTTCAAAAAAGAATAATTGATGAATTATATTTTGAAGCTAAACCAGGAGAAGAAGATCCAGGTAGAGTTTTATTAGAAGAAAAAAGTCACGTATACATGCATACCAAAACAGGTCAAGTGTATACATCAACCACCATGGCAATTAAAGGTGAGATGAATGATCCTGAAGGAAAGTATGAGCTTAATAGACTTTTTGGTAATCACTTTGATAAAGCTCTTCAAAATATTATTGAAGGTAAAACATTTGAAGAAGCTAAATCTGATATGACAGATATTGTATCTGAAGATATTTCAAGAAGAGCTTATGATCTTTTAAAAGGAATTGTATTAGGTCTTACATCTGATGGTTCTATAATAGTTCCTCAGTTTGTTGTAGCAGATCCTATATCCGGTATAGCTGGTTCTTTGGATATATTGATAATAAAACCTAATGGTGAAATGTTTATCAAGGATCTTAAGGTTTCTAAAACTAGAAGTACATCTGATGCCTATAGAAACACTCCACATCCTGTAAATAAAGGATCATTATTAATTGGTGAAAAAATAACTACACAACAGCAACACAATATTCAGGTGGCTGTTTACAAAAGACTTGCTGAAATAAGTGGATTTCCTATTTCTGGTACATCTACAATACATATTCATTTACAATTAGAAGGACTAGGAGACACTCAAAGAATTAAAGATTTTGAATTAGAAGATGAACAAGAACATCTACCAAGTTCTAATGAAGCATTTGTAAATAGAATAGTTCCTACAAAACCTGGTAAAAATAAAGTGGCTGGCTTTAAAAAAACATTAGGGGTACACAATCCAGCTAATGATGATAACTTCTTAGATGAGAAAGAAGAAATGCCAGAAGAAATTCCAGCAGAAATACAAGCTAAACTTAAAGAAACTATTCAAACTTATAGAGATAAGCTCCGTAAACGTATGGAGTATTTAAAGAATCTTAATCAGACAAGATTTGATGCATTTAGTGATGAAAGTAAAGAACTTGCTATAGATAGAATATCACAACTACTTTCGGTTGTAGAAATAAAAACTATTGGAGCACCCGATCTTGCTTTTGGAGCATTACTAAATTATACAAAAGATACTCTTGATAGTTTGTATAGGTATATAAGTAATCCAGCTAATGTTAATAAAGAAAATTATATTGATGTTGTGTTAGAAGCTGAAAAGTTTGTAGAGTCTTACAGAGATATAGCAAGTATCCCAGAAATTGGACTTGGGTCACAAGACCAGTATGCTCTTATGAGATCTGTACAAAGTAGATTGAATGCTGTAAAAGCAGAAATCAATCCGGCCCTAGAAGAATATGTAAAAGATCTTATTAGAAAAAAATTAGACAATACAATTTCTGAAGAGGAACTTACAAATCTTTTAAAAGAAGGATACGATATTAGCTTAGCTGACTATGGACTTAGTGATATGCAAAACACCAAAGAAAAGCTTTTAGCTATTGCTGCTAATTTATGGACAGAAGCTGATCAAAAATCTAAAAACAAAAATGATACATTTAAAAGTAGAATAATGACTGCAGGTAATAAACTAGCAGCTGCTTTAGGTGTAAAGAAAATAGATTTTTCTTTCATGTTAAACTATGACAAAGAAGGAAAATTCTCAGGACGATATTTACAAGCCATTGGTCAAAAGTATTATGATATAAAACGTCAAGTGTATTCTCTTCTAAAGGATGAGAATGGAGAGACAATGGAATATATTGAAATAGAAGATTTATCTAAAGCTACTCCGGAACAAATAGCTCACAATATAAAAGTGAGACAGATAAAAGAAAAGATTCAAGAGTTTAGACAAGCTGAACAATTAGATGGTAAGAACCAAATAATAAGTGGTAATCATCATAGATTTAGTATTGAATTTATAAATGAAAGAGCTAAATATGAAGTTCCGAATGGTCAAGCTTTACAAAAAGGAAAATTAGTTTGGGTTCAAAAAATAGGAGTGAGTGATGAAGCTTATAGAAAATATAGAGATAGATGGTATGATAGAGTGGAATATTTAAGAGCAGAAACTGTTGATGGTGAATTTAAAGGAAAGGTTAAAAAAGATATAAGTTATTTCCCAAAATCAAAATGTGTAGAGATAAAAGAAATAACTAATGATGGTGAAGACATGAGAGATGCAAGATATGTTTCTCTTATGAATGGTAAATCTGCAGAAGATGTTGCAAAAAGAGAATTCTATCATGTATTTGTTGAAGAAATGAAAGCAGGACTAGAAAGTCTCACCCTTGACCAACAACAAAAGATGTTGGGAAAAGTGGCTAGAGTGAAGGATAATTATCTAAATGCTGCTAAACGTAAAGGAACTTCTTATTTTAAAGCTGTAACCAAAGGTATAACTAGTTGGTTTGATATATCTCCTAAGATGCATTCAACTCAACGTCTTACAGATGATGAAGGTGTTCCTGTAGATAACCTACCTGTTCTTTATACAAATAATGCTCGTAATGAAAAAAGAATAGCAGCTTTAGAACAAAAAATAAAAGACTTAAAAAATCAGTATATAGTTGCTAAAGCTTTGACTAGTGAAGAATATGAAAGTGAATTAAAAAAACTTGAACTTTCATTAGCTATTGAAAATTCTAAAATAGACTATGATGAGATTAATACAGATCTTGTAGAAAATCTTATAGCTTTTAGATCTATGACTGAGAAGTATGAGCAGATGTCTAACATAGAAAGTTCATTGTTAGCTATTTCTAAAATTGTAGAAAAGAAAAAATACTACCAATCTACCAGTGAAGATAAAAAGTTTGTATCTAAAGGTGTAGATAGTAAAGATATTTATAAAGCTGAAGGTGCTTCTCTTGCATATGAACGTATGAAGAAATGGTTCAAGATGGTGTATTACAATAATGATGAGTATGATTATAGTCAGTTTGCTCAAGTGGCTAAGAAAATTCAAAATATTACATCATTAAAAGGAATTGGTTTTAACCTATTTGGTGGTATAAATAACTATGTAATGGGTAGAATAAATAATGCCATAGAAGCTTATGGTGGAGTTTATTATGATAGAAAATCTTATTCTAAAGCAACAAGTGAATATAATAAAGATTATCTACCTGGTGCTATGAAAAGAATAGGATCTTCAAATGATGGACCATATAAACAAGAAAAACACTATTCTAAATATGAAGCAATAGCTGCCTATTTTAGAATGGTAAGAAAATTCCAAGATGATTCCGGTAAGCTAACTGGTAATAAACTTACAGAAGCTGCTTATATATTTCAAGAAGTGGGTGAATTTAATGTACAATCTAAAACAGGAATGGCTATTGTAATGGGAGATAAGTTTCAAGTAAAAAATGAAACAACAGGTGAAACTCTATCTATATATGATGCCTTTACATTTAATGAACAAACAAATGAACTAACATTAAAACCTGGGTTTGAACTACCTGAAGATCTTAGAACAAAAGTTACCACTTACATATATGAAGTGAATAAACAAATTCATGGTAACTATGCTCATGAAGATAGAATGGTTATACAACAGCATGCTCTTGGACAGTTGGGTGCTCAGTTCCATAAATGGATAGTACCAGGGATTAAAGCTAGATTCCAAGGAAGATATGATAATGTTACATTAGGAACCATTGAAGGTAGATATAGAACTTTTTATAATGTTATGAAACATGTTTATCAAACTGAACAAGGTTTCTTAGCTAAGACAGTCGGTATGATTGGAGCATTTATACCTGGATCTAAAACATATCAAAATATGGATGAAATCCAAGTGAAGAACATGTATAAAAATCTTGCTGAATTAAGTTTCTTTATGGCATCTGTTATTGCCGCTCATTTATTTAGATTGTTAGCATCTGGTGTTGATGATGATGATGATGAAGTAAAAAAATTAGTAAACTTTTTGATATACCAACAAACTAGACAACAAAATGAGATAAAAACATATATCCCAATTCTTGGTTGGAGTGAACAATTTCAGATGCTTAAAAGTCCAATAGCTGCTGTTGGTACAATGAAAGATTGGGGAGAAGCTATAAGTTCTATTCTTAGTCTTCCTTTCCCTCCATATGATAAAAACTATTATGAAAGAGGTCCTTATGATGGTCAATTGAAAGCTTGGAAACAAGCTAAAGATATAATACCAGCTTTAGGAATTCTAAATAGATGGGAAAGCTTTGAAACTGTTAGTAATTTCTATATTAGATAAAACAAAAAAGGGGATTAACTATCCCCTTTTTCTGTTGTGTACATAATTGATATATAAAAGAACAAAAATCCTATTATAAGTTCATCATAGTTTTCAGGTTTCTCACCTGGAAATGATACAGTGCCCTGACTGTATTCTAGTCCTAATACGGACTTATTGCTTTCTAAAAAGTGAAAGCTAACTTTTAGTTGTTTTTTCATACTGTGTCTATTATTAAATTTATAATTGCATACATTAGTATTAATGCAGATGCTAATACTACAATGTACATTGCAAAAAAGTTTGTGTTTTTCATAATTGTTTTTTAATTCCTACTCTAATTGCTATTTCTTTATTTAAGAATGGAGAGAATCTTCTAGTCTTATATTTAACTGCATTTCTTAATATACTAGCATGTATACCTGTAAATATTTCAGCATCTACATAGGTGTCACATTCTTTTATAATTTGTTGTTTGGTAGGATCATATATCTTTAGATATTCATCCTTAGCACAAAGATCTCCTATTCTCATAATAATTTACTGTGGTTTAAAATACTTCTTACTGTCTCAGCTAGTGCAAAGATGTCTGATGCATTGGCTATTTTATAATCAAAATTCCAATCATCTAGTCCTATCTCAGATGGATGATCATTAATGGGTTTCACCCCGGGTCTTTCTATACGGATGATGATACCACCTCTATCTTTGATAGCTTTAGCTTCATTAGGAAATCTAACATCAGTGATAATCCAGTTAGGAAATTCCTGTACTGGATTATGTCTACCTTCATCAGTTGTCCATTCAGGAGTGTAATCAGCCATTAGAGCATTCACCCATACATTATGATGTAGTCCATTTCTGAGTGCATCTGTACCAAGTTTCTGTAAGAAATCTCTAACAGTCATTGGCATACCATGTATAGCCCATTCAGAACCAAGCTCAGTTTTTTTGAATTCCTGGTCTTCAAACTTTTCTATATCAATTCCTGTAAGATGTTCAGCTATGTCTTTAAGCTTACCAGCAAACTTTCTAATTTCCCAACCGGATTGCTCTTCTAAGAACCATCCATGTTCTTCCATGTTAGTAACCATTACTTCAACAGGAAGAGCTAGTGGTTCTTCCTGATGAGCAAATATATATTGTATAATAGCACCTACAGTGTCTTTACCGGAACCACTGTATCCATTAATTCCTATAATCATTGTGTTGGTTTTTTAGTTATTGATAAAATTACTAACCAAATATGGTATAGCCAACCTTTTATGGTATTTTTTCTTTGATACATGTTTTAAAATAATGAAAGTTGTGTAACAGCTCTGCTCTTAACTTTTTCTATTTGGTTTATTTCTCTATATATTGCATCAATATAATACTTCATGTCAATGTCATACTCCTCAAATGGTTTATCTACCATCTGATTCATAGTGGTTTGCATCCATTCACCAGCCTCCACTTGTATTTCTCTACCATCAGTATGGCATTTTACAAGTTTACTTCCGTTGTTGGATACATAATACCTGATAATCTTTTGAAGCTTTTTATCAACAAGCTGCCCATCTATTATATTTCTTTCTACAAAGTGCCAAGCTCCTTTAGCTTTAACACCACCACAATAATCAAGAATGTTTTGGTTCTGAGCTAAAAAATCTTCAGGCTTCACTCCATCTACAAGATATGCATATATAGCTTTAGGAATAATAAGAAAGCTTTTGTTCTTATGGAACATAGCCACCTTTTTCTTTTCTAAATCTTCCCACTCAAATCTACCTTTGCACTTTGTTTTTCCATTTTTATAAACAGCAATGTAATTATTTACATCACCAATTATCATCTTAGAATATTCATCATGCTCAAGAGCTAATTGTGTAAGATATTCCCATTCACCACATACTTTAAGATAGACATCTTTCTTATCCTCAGGAATCATCATCTCTAAGCCATCTGTATTCTGCATTAGAGGTTGTGCTTCTGGAATAGCAAGACATAACATCTCATATAACATAGATAGTTGTAGCTGACCATTAATGGTAATATCCATGGTCATCTTAGGATCAAATAGAAAACTATTCTCATCACCTGTTAAACCGTATGTACTATTAAGAATAATCTTATACACATAGTTCTTGGGATCAGATTTTGGAATCTTCTTTCTTTCTTCAAATATCCACTCATACAATTCACAGAATTCCTTCTCTGGTAGATGGGCTGGATGAAATTTATTCTTAATAGCAAGATTGGGATAGAAACTTACAACATCAGATGTCATAATAGTCCATCCCGGTTTAGCTTTATAAACTCCCATATCAGCAGCACCATGTAAACCACCTAGTCCATAGTCAGTCTTTACTCCTTTATAATTCATTGTATACTTAAACTTATCTTTAGTGGAGGTGATAACCTTTGTTCTAAAATATGTAAGTATATCCTGAAATTCTTGGGTTTGAAACTTTACAGATGGTAGTATACAATCAGCTAATACAATATAATCCCTTGGTGTTCTAAGCTGTTTAATCTCAGACTTTTCTATTCCTAATTTCTCTTTTAAGAAATGTAAGAATAGCTCTTTAGATATACGTGGCTCAGATGCAGAATAAAGATCTATGTTATATTCATCAGTGAGAGTTTTCCTAAGCTGTATCTGCTCTTTAGAATGTTTGAGAATTTCCTTAGTGGAAAGTACGTCATTAACACAATAGTCAATAACAGCTTTCAATGTGTTACTGTCTGTGACTGGTTGAAGATAGTGGTGTGGCATCTCTTCTACGTTTTGCCAATCCATAGAATACTGTATCCACTTAAGACTACTCATCTTTGCTTTGTTATCCCAGTGGTTGAGTTTGAATAAGTCAATCTGCCTGATTTTAAGCTTAGAAGGAGAGTAAGTAGCAAAGCCGCCACTATCTGTTTTCTTAATAGTTTCTTGTGCAAAATTAAATATGTTTTTTATAACATTCTCTGTAGACATCTTTTCTAATTTCTTAGCATTGTCTAGAATGTATTGAGTAATTTGAGCATCAAATGCTAGTCCATTATAAGAGATGTGCCATTCTTTTTGTGTCACACATTTTTGAAGAAATGTGACAAGCTTAGAGATGTCATTTCTCTGTTCGTGAACAACGAACAAGTGCTTTACATTACTGTCTTTATAATCTATAAATACACCTACGAAACAATTTACAATAGTTTCATAGTCCATCACCCAATGTGTTCTTTTCATTTCTATAATATTCAGTTAAGCTGTTTCCCCTTAAATTAAAAAGATAAAAAAAGGAAGTGCTAGAAAGCACCTCCTTAATTTATTAGTATGAATAACAATTAGACTGTCGTAATAATGCTGTTCTCAGCAGCAACTGGTTTAGTGTCTATAACAAGATCTATATACTGTTGTATGTTGAACGTGTCAGAATTTTCTGCAAATCCATTTACAAAAGCTTTAATCTCTTCTACATCCTCTATATAGTATTCGTAAAGAGTATTTAGTGTTCTTCTTTCTTCAGCATATGGTTTACCATTTTCTCTTTTACCAATTTTAAGATAGTTTACATCTCCAATATCAGTAAGCTTTGGTAACATGTGCAAAGACTCTTTACTAATTCTACCAATAATAGCTAACACTTTAGATTGTACATCAAAAATACACTCACTATAGGGACAGTTAATATCAGTAGGAATCATTTTGAAGGTCTTAAATTGACCCCAGCTGGAAGTAATCAGCATCATTGAATTATTCATACATTTGGTTTTGTTGGTTTAAACAAAGTTAAACTCTTTTTTTTAAACTTTCCAAATATTCTTTAGGAATTTTTAAAGTTTCTTTTTCCATGTCACACGCATTACACAATTCCCCTATAGATTTTAGGTCATCTACGTTTACATCAAGAAGGATGGCATATTCTTCAAAGTATTCTTGAGGATGAATATAAGTTTCAATATATTTATATTCAGAAGAACCTTCTCCGTAATATGTTCTTATAGCTTTCTTTAAAACCGTTGATAGTTTTGAATACTTCCCCATAATGAAATTAAACCAATCTGTTTGATATATGCCATAATCAAAAGTATAGACAGAATAGTTTTCAATAACTATCTTTTCTATAAACAAAGGATTTTCAATTAGCATATTCTGCTCAAATGATTTAAACTCAACACTATCAATGTTCTCAAATGTACAAATAAACTTCACGTCTTCAGCACCTATATAGTCTTGAATAGCTAGATAGGTGCCGGAGGGTGAAAATTCACTATTCTTCTTTATGCCAAGAGCTGGGTATAGAAATGACTTAGATTTCTGAAAGTATTTACTGTATAAACTCTTGATCATTTTATATAATTTATAAGGTTACTGAATCTGTAGCAAAAGCATGAGGAAGATCAAAACTGTTATTTAAATAATGCCATTCAGCTTTATCTAACACTTCATTAAGTCTGCCCAACCATGAAGCTAATGTAGAATCTTTTACAGGGAAAGCATATGTTTGAAACATTTTATCTATTGTAATAAAATGAAACTTCATCTCATACCCTGCATCTATAAGATCTTTGAAATGAACAGTTACCATTGTACAATAAATAACTGCTTGCATCCAATAAGAATAAAATTCTACACTTTCTTCAAAGTCTTTTAGCTCTTTGCTAGTAGTCTTTACATCATTAATATAGATAATTTTCTTGTCATTATCAACTATTAAATTATCAATAATTCCCTTAAGGCCGAAAGGTCTTCCTGGAACATCAATTTGTATAGGAAACTCATTAGCTATAATTTTATTATCAAATTCTGTTATATTACAACCAATAAGATCACACACTTTTTTATTAGTTCTAATTATCTCTACAGCACTATTACAATAGTCATAACTCTGCTGATCAATTAACGTTTTATTCCCTTTAGCTCTAAGAAAATTCCAATAATTTTCAGCATCTGGAGTTAAGATTTTATCCAGTCTCTGCTGGTCAGTCTTTAAACTCTGATGAAGATTCATATCTTTAAGAATATCTATGATAGCATCTGTAAATTCTACAAGACTTGTTCTTTCATCTCCATTCTTAGCAAGCTCTGTATGATGAGCAAACACTCTATCTACAACTGTTTTTGTATTACCAGTTGGTAGATTATCAGGGCTAACTATAAACTGCTCATTGAACTTCTCTGGTTCTAATAACAATCCATGAATAATCTTTCCTTGTACAAGATGAGCATCTGTCTTTTCTTCTTTAATTCCTAGTACATACAGCTGATGAAAAACCACTGGGTTCCACATCAATTTATTCAAACTACTATAACTGAAGTAGAACTTCTTTTTATAAAACTCTGATTCCATAATCTTTATGGACTCTTCCATTAAATCTTCTAATTCCATATGTTTAATTCTTTTAATAGTAATGCAATTCTTGTTGCTGTTTTAGGATCCTTTGTTAATGCTTCTTCATACTCAAGAAACTCTATTACTTTCTTAGTATCCACATCACTTGTAGCCTTTTCCATAGTATCAGCTATTCTCTTAAGCTGATTAGCTATATCAGGTAATGTACCTTCTATAAGTTTTTTACCCATTAGGGTCTCATGTAGTTCTGCCATCTTCTTCTTTTTTTTGAATGATTAAATTCAATGCTTCTAGCATATCTTGTACATCTTCTTTTGTGTATTCACGTATTTCAAACATATCAGGTGTAATAGCACTTAAATCTTCTATATTTAAACTCTCAAGATAGTCAAGACGAATACTAGGCTGAGGGTCTATCTGATGTTTTAAATAAGAAAATATTACTTGAAGCCATTGTATCTCACTTATATCAGATTCTTTACCGTTAATTATTTGCATCTCTTAAATGTTTAAATTGTTTCCAGTCTTCTTCTGGTAAATATTCTATTAGATTATCTATGGATAAATATTCAAGTAACATATGTAAAGCTTCATATTCACCACAGTGTACATCTAATTCTATTTGTTTAATTACTGTTTCTATAAGGTCCTGTTTATTTTTTGGACTTTTCATCTTGTGTCTTTTTATTGTGACAGGTCTCACAGAGCACCTGTAGATTATCTATTTCACAAAATAATCTTTCTACAAACCCTGGAAGGTCATTAGCACACCTTAAAGTACCAGCCGGTATAATGTGGTCCACATTGATTTTCTTGTCAGGATACCAATTAGAACACTCTGCACACTGATACTCAAACTTCTGTCTCTTAAGTGGGCCCTTGTAAGCCCTTTTAACTTTTGCTTTAGCTTGGGCTATAGGTTTCCACCATCTAGACTTTTGTCTTAGTGCACTTCTTATAAAAGACCAGAATGCAGACTCTGTCATAGTTCCTGCATTTCTAGTTTTTGGTGCTGCACCTTTTCTAGGTTTGGCTGTTTTCTTCCTCATTATTTAATTTTTTTGCTAAGATAGGAACTAATCTGTTCCTAACCTCCTTAGCTCCATAATCTTTTATACTATCTGATGGATCCTTGCTCATAGGAAGCACCGTAATTTCTATAAATGGATATTTTTCTTTATACTTTTTCATAGCCTCTATACCTGCATCATCATAATCAAACATTACAATAATTTTAGAATACTTATTTCTAAGATCTTCCATCACAGTTTGTTTAATCATAGTATTCTCACTATCAGGAGCTATAACATCTACATTCAGTTTTAAAGATTTAATAGACATTACATCTTTGAGACTAGAAGTAATTACTAAGTGCTTACGATTTTGTAATTGTTCCCACCCCTGTACATAGCTTTCAGCTTTGATAAACTTCTTATCTAATGTCTTGGGCTGATAGATTTTATATAGGGTACCATCTTCTTTGAAATAACCATAGAGATATAGTCCTTTGATACAAAGTTCATTATCATCCTTGGTCATGCAATAACTTTCTAGTGGCTTCACGTTGTGAGCTTCAAGTAGTTTAGATCCAATATTAAACTGTGTCCAGAAATATTGATCTTGTGTGGTCCAACTTCTAACTGTATGACTAGTCACCTTATACTTGGAAGCTTTTTGAAACTTTTCTATGTCGTATCCTCCATTGTTATGAAGAACAAAATCATTGTATGTTTCTACAATAAGCTGACAAGTTTTATGAAATGATAGATGTGTCATCTCTTTTACAAAATGTATAGCATCCCCTCCTTTACCAGTGGAGAAATCTTTAAACTTATAAACTTTACCATCAAAATATATACACATACTAGGTGTACGTTCACCAGGATTGAATATAGATTTAAACTTTACATCCTGTCCATTTAGTTTTTCTTTAAGTACACAGAAGTGTTCAAATATCCAACTTGATGGAACATCTTTCACATCGTGTACTAGATTCTTTGTATTAAACATATTCCAAAATTTTATGCAAAAATAAGGGGGAATGTAGAAACATCCCCCCGACAATTAAAAAAGAAAAAATACTACATATCAAAATCATCAACAGCTGGTTCAAAACCACTAACTGTTTTAGTTGTAATAGCTTTGTAATGGTATTGATTGTTTTTATCAAACTTATCTACTCCTGTTACATCCACTGAAGCAAACTTATATCTTGGTAAAGATAATTTTACAATTGTTTTACCATTATACTCTTCTTCAGTACCCTTCAAGAAGAAATATAGATCATGACCTTTGATAATATCAGTTACCTTCTCAACCCATTCTTCAATACTGTTAGCACTTACATTATCTGCATCATCTCTCAACCCAAGTTCAGAGGCAATAAATAATAATTTGTAAATGATCTCATTCTTAGCTGGGCTATCTGAATCAAATTGATCAGAATAAATAGTAGCACTCACTCTAGAAGACTGACCTTTGAACTTTGGTCCTTCTGGATTATTCTTATCTATAGCCCAACCTTCAAAGCCTTCCATTGCTGGACCTTCTAAGATTAATTCTAAAGATTTTTTACCACTCTTTGCAGTTCTAACTGATGAACTAAAGATGTGTGCTTTTACAACTCCTGGTTGTAACGATTTAGGAGTGCTTCCTCCCGATTTGATTTCTTGTCCTTTTGTGTTAAACATACTGTTTTGTTTTTAAATAATGATTAATTCTCGTAGTCAATAATTGCTTGTCTTACATATTCAAGATCATTTACAATCTCAAAGGTAGGGAACATTCCTTTAGGACTTTTACATGTGTTCTCTCCGTTGTTTTGTGTTTCAAACACATGACGGATAGCACCATCTTTGTCCTTCTTCACCTTACCAAATAATACAATAGAGAACAAGCCTTCCAATGTAAGCTTTTCATCTACCATTCTACCAATGGTTTTGGCTTTGTAACGTTTTTTTCCTTCTAAATCTGAAGATTCTTCTGCATGTGTCAAGAAATAGATTTGAAGATCATCTCTTAGATCCTTTGGCATTCTAGCTATACGTGCTAATCCTGCTCCGATCTGTGTGAACTTTTCATAACCTTTTTCATCAACTCTCTCAAAGAATTCAAATGAGCTCATGTATTGAAAATCATCAATAACTAACACCTTTATATCAGGTCTTTTGTCATTGACATATTTAATACAAGCTTCAATGTTAGGTACTGTGGACTTGTCATACATATTACCAGTGGGGTTGTCTTTACTCCAGATGGTATACTTTTTCTTCCAACCTTTGAACGGTAAGGGCTTGTTAGCCACATTAATGATAAAGGTTTCTTTGGGGTCCAAGTTTTCTATACTTGTAGACTTACCACTACCTGATTCGGCAATTACTAAAATACTCTGTGCCATGTTATGTTGAAGATTTGATTAAGTTGTTAAGCCAGCCTTTTAAACTAACTGGTTTACCTGATTGCATAGCATAGAAGTCTCTAATTGTCATCTCACTATACGGTGCATCAATTTCCTCCAAAGGTACTGAAATTTTATGGAATTTTGATGTTTTTTCTTCTACTTTTTTTTCCATAATTTCTATAGCAGCACCCTTGCTAATAGCTGCTGAGTAAGGATTTACCACTCTTAATTCTTCTAAAGGAACATTGTATGAATTCTTAGGATTGAGTTCATACTCTTCTTCAAAACAAGCGTTTGGTGGTACTCTATAAACTTTTCTTTCTGCATCAATAGGATCAAGATCACTACTGATTAACTCAAAGAAAAAGCCTTTGTCTTTTCGGAATTCTGAACCAAAGATTCCAACAACTTCTCTGCCCTGTTTATCATAAAAGGCTTTCTTCATGTTGAAATCTAATGGACTAATTCCAAGGTCATTGATTAATCCCATATGAAAGTTACGGATAGCATCTAGCTTCTGTTTCTTCCATTCTTTTAAATCAAATTGTGGATTTTCCGGCATTGTTTGTTTGTTTTAATTGTTATTAAATATCATCTACATCTATATCTCCGGGTACAGGTGTTGATGGTGTTGTTGCTCTTTGTGATAGTCTTGTGTATCCAGTTCCAGCAGTTTTACTACCACTACTTGTGGCCTGGGGTTCTGACACTTCTATCATTCTTTGTTTATTAAACTCTGCTTTCATAAACAGAATAGGATGGGTATCTCCACCATTTCTCACCTTAAGAAGATGGACAAATATATCATCACTTTTTACAAGATAGGCTTTGTCTCCGTACAAGGGAATATTAAGGGTGAACGGTCTACTAAGAGCAATCACCATATCTGAACCCTGCATTAAAGCATCACCACCAAATATATCTGTACTAGTTGGATAGTTTGCTATTTTACCCGGTTCTTTCCTTGTATAATCTTCCATCCCCCGGTTTAACTGGGTGATCATTATAATTATAATAGGATACTGGTTCTTGAGTTGCATCAACATCTCTACAGTGTTATACAGGGTGGTAATCTTTTCTTTCTCATCCGGCATTCTTTTGATAAGCCAACTATGATCTATAGTTACCACCATAGGTTTACCTCCCATAGCAACATAATAATGCTCTATAGCTTTTTTAATTCCATCATGAGTGAGAGGTTCTGTAATCACTTCTCTATTTATACCTACAGCCTCAAAAGCTTCTGTTTCTTTTACATGTTGGTCCATCATTGAATAAGAATAATCATCCAACTGCCTATCTGTAGAAAGAACTATGTTATAATCCAAGGCTGTCTCTGCAGCAAAAGCTCTAGCTGCTGATTGTTTACCTCCCATCTCAAACTGAAAGTCTAGAATATTAAAATCTTGGGAGGGATTATTTTTGTGAGCTTCTCTAAGAATCTGATTTACAACTAAGGTTTTACCAGAACCTGGTCTAGCACCTATAGTTAGCATAGATCCCCACTCTAGTCCTCCTACACCTGATTTATTTATACCAAGCCATGGAGTTTTGAAGGACTTTATTCTTCCTTTTCTTCTATCATCTATATATTTTAATCCTTCTTTAAGTATTTCTGAATACTTTCTTGCCCCAAAAGGCTTTTTTATAGGGTCCATAAACCAAGTTTTTTAGTTAATAGTGTGCTAAATTTCAACATTATTACAAGTAGTATTTCTATAATGAAATATTTCCAAAAGCTAATTTCTATAATTAAGTTGTTGATAATCAACCAACTAGCTGCAGAAAATAACATACTAATTAAAAATCTGTGTAATATCTTTTCATATTTTGTCATATTAATGGTTTTTTAAATCAGGATTATCAAGTAATTCCTGACAATAATCAGCTAAAGCAGATGTCACTTCTTTAGTATATCTATCTGTTTTGCTTATAAAATAACTGCTTGTTACAGCAAACTGATAGTCTGCCAACTCCTTTACATGAAGATAGTAATGAGTGGCATCATGTACAAGTTCCCAGGTATATTCTGGATAGGTTTGAAAGAACCAGATGAACTTCTTCTTTAAATCTTCTGGATTTTGTCTAGCTAAAGCCTTAGAAGGAAACCTTCCTGTAGGAAACATTTCTCTATACTTCTTTACATTTTCTATAGCATTAGGTCCTAAAACATCTGTAACCACCTTCTTCTTAGTTTTTACTAAGAATGTTTCCCATTCTTGTAAAACTAGTAGTCCTTTAGGAAGAAGTATTCCTTCAGAACTGATTAAGTCCTTCATTTGACAGATTAAAAATTCTGCCTCATAGTTTACAATACCACTAGGTCTAATTTTATCTCTGCAGCAATCAAGAAAATAAATCTGATTGGGGCTCACATTGTGTTTGATTAAGGGATTCCAGATTTGATGACTCATGTTTTGTTTTTTCTTTTATATGGTTAAAAATAGTAGTATATAATTCTCTGAATGGCTCAGATGTTTCCATCAAATTTCTAAATAGCACTGCATAATTTAAAACGGTGGTGTGATGTTTACCCCCAAGATACTGTCCTATATTCTGATAGGTGTAATTCATTGTCCTTGCTATCTGAGTGAATATAATCCTCAAATCTATAAGTTCTCTATATCTACCATTACTTCTTAAGTTGTGGTGTTTACCAAATTTATAGGGAAACCTATGGGCAAAATGCTGTTCAAGTTCATTTAAACTCATGATACTTATAACAGAATCATTTTGAATAACTTGTGTGCTCACTATGGGATAATACCCCAATCTTTTATAAAAAGTCCTTCTGAAGTTGTTAATGAGTCTTTTCTCAATTTCTTCTTTTTTACTGTACTTTATCATGATTAATTTATTTAGGGGGAACAAATATATGGATTTTACTTAAAAAAAGTGTATATTATATTGTAAATAATGGTGAATATTAAAATTTAAAAGTTATGTCTCCTACAACTTCTACTACAGAGAGAATAATGAATCAAATTAAGTTGTGGCTGTTTCCTGCTCTAGTGAGCATTCTAGCTGCTATAATATATAAAGAAGTGTTAGAGATAAGATCGGATGTTAAAATGCTTTTAGCCCAGTCTAACGTAGATAAAACTAAGATTGAGCAGCTTCAGAAACAAGTTGAACTATTAAATAATGCAGTTTTCTTAAAAAGAGCAATGTCTAAAGTGACTGTATCAGATCAGTTTAATTATGATAAGTTTTTTAAACATGAAGAATATTTTGATATTAATGAAAAAATTATAACTGAAAAAATATGAATCCTATAAACTCTGATATATTTGGTAGACTAAATTGGTTAACTAAAAAAGTTAAAAGTCTTTGCTGTGCTATTGGTCTTATTAATCAAAATGCTGCTCAAATAACTATTGATAATCCACCTTATGTAGAATTTGTATGGAGTGATATTACTGAAGGTTGGACTAAACTTTCATTTGCAAATAATGATCTTAATGGAAACTTTACAGCATTAATTACAATTGGAAATGTTCAAAGACTATATGGTGGATCTAATGTTGGATTAACTAGTAATTGGGTTAGTGCTCGTAATGCTGCTTCCTTTCTTATAAGTGTAGATGATCCTAGTGGAGTTATTACTTCAGTGGGGGATAGTACTTTTTTTGATTTTAATGCTCTTATTTTTGTTAATCTACCTAAAGCAGAATTAGGAACTTTTACATTTAAAAATTGTAGTAATCTTATTTATGCTAATTTACCTGCTACTACACAATTAGGAGAACAAACTTTTTCTTTTTGTAATTCAATAAATACTATTAACATTAATAAATGTACATTTTTAGGTAATCTTGTATTTGATAATATATCCGGTCAAACTATTGCAATTACATTACCAGCTGCTTTAGCTACAGATCCTCAAATAGTGGGGTTATCTCCAGCTAACACTGTAATATTAAATACTGTATAATATGGAACAACCAACTAAAAAAAAGAAAATTGATACTGTAACTATTTTGTTATATATTATAGGAATACTTTTACTTATCTATGTTTTTGTAGTAATATTTGCTCCTAAAGAAAAGCTTAAAGAATCTGAAAATATTATCAAATATATTGATAGTCTTAAGAAAGATAATATAAGGCTTACAGAAGCACAAAAAAAGCTTGATAGTATGAGTTTAGTGTATGATGCTCAAATTGATTCCATTGACGATAAACTTAATAGTTTAAATATTAGAACAATTATAGTTAAAAAATATTATAGTAAAAAAATAGCAGCTCCTAAGAGTTATACCACTGAACAAGTGGATAGTTTTTTTAAATCAAGATATAAATACTAATTATGAAATATTTTATACTTATTGGTATTATACTTTTTAGTATGAATATAAAGGCTCAAGAAATTACAATGCCTGTATCTGTAGCTAAACAAATAGCTCAAGATCTTTTAGCATGTGATTCTATTAAAGACATGTTGTTTTTTTCAGAGGAGGAAGTATTTCTTCTTAAAGAAAAAATGGAATATAAAGATAGTGTTATTCTTAATTTTAAAACAAAGGAAATTAATTTAAAAAACCAGGTGACTAATGTAGAATTGCAAAAAATAGAAGTTGAAGAACTATATACCAATTGCAAGACTGAATATAATACTTTGGCAAAGAAAGAAAAACTTTATAGAATTAAAAGTAAACTTAAATCAGTATTTGGACTACCAATTATTATTGCGTTGGGTGTTCTTTATATATTAAAATAATGAAACTAAAAGACTTTGGAATAAATTTAGCTGATAGTATTGCTAGCTTCGTAGGGAGCTGGAAATTTATTATTATACAAACTGTTATTCTTATAATCTGGATGTTTTTAAATGTTGATCATATAGTAACTTTTGATCCCTATCCTTTTATATTGATGAACTTATTATTATCATCACAAGCAGCTTATGCTACACCAATGATTTTAATGAGTTCTAATAGACAAGCTGTTAAAGATAGAGAACAATTGATAGCTGATCTTAGAGTGGATGAAAACACTAATGAATTATTAAAGGATGTGATGGTTCTTCTTACAAAAATAGAAGAAGATCTTAAACTTGATAGACAAGCTATTCAACAACACGCTGAAATATTATCTGAAATTAAAAAAATTAAAAAAACTAAATAATGGTTACATCAGCTCAAGCATTAAAAAAATACGGAGATCCTGAGAAACAATCAGCACTAATCATGTGGGATGTTCCAGGATATTTAGAAGTGGGAGTTATCCCTAAAAAAATCTATTGTAATAAAGACATGGTTGAACCATTAGCTAAAGCTCTTCAAGCTCTTATTACAACAGGACATGTTAGTGAATTAAAGACATGGGATGGTTGTTTTAATATTCGTAAGAAAAGAGGACAAACTAGTATGTCTTTACATAGCTGGGCTATTGCTGTAGATCTTAATGCAGCTTGGAACTGTTTTGGTTGCAAGCCGGTGTTGTCTGCAGGATTTGTAAAATGTTTTACAGATAATGGATTTGAATGGGGTGGTACATGGACTAAACCTGATGGAATGCATTTTCAATTAGCTAAAATATAAAATTATGATAAAAAATATTTCTAACTATGGATGTGGCTGTGGTAAACCAGCTCTTCCTAAACCTAAAAAATAAATAGAATGTCAATTAGAAAATTTAAACCATCAAGCCCTGATAAATCATTAGGCAAAATTAAAGGTGACAATGAAATAGCTAGATTTGGTCATCTTAATAGACTTGCAGAAGATGTAGAAGCTGGTAAAGCTAATCAAGAAGTTCATACTCTTGATTATCCTTTTATAGATTACCCACGTGCTACATTATTTAATGCTGGTCCTTTATATCATTATCCTGTTGGTCAAGGGATGGGGTCTATTCCAGCTATCACCTTAAATAGTTATAGAGTGAGAGGAATGCTTCCTTATGGTGGAAGTTCTATTATTTCTCAATATTTGGGTACAATTAAGCTTGTACCCACTGGTAATTTTTATGGAGGTCCTATTTTATTTCCTGGTAAATTAACAGGAATGGTAGCAGCTACAGATGGTGGTAGTTTGTTTGATCCTAGTGTAGATGTAACAACTACTCCTTTAGCAGATGGTGCTCAAATGTGGGATGTAGATGCAAATGCTTTTAATACTTTAAATGGTGTTAAAATGATGATGTATGCTTATAGTGGTAATCCAGATCCTGATACAGGAGAAATTAATTATGCTCTTGTATTAGAAGCTTATGGTGCTATACCTACAACCGATTTAGCTGAAGCTCTTATATCATATGACTTTGAAATTGTAGCAGGAAATTCTATTGTTACACTTTGGCAAGATTAACCTTTAAAACTTAAATATTATGACACAAACCCTATTTCCTAACCCCCCTGCTCCTAAACCGGTATCTGAAAAAGTACAAGAGATATTGGATGCCTCTAAAGCTAAATTAGAAGCTGAACAAGCAAAATTACAATCTAAAACTATATAACTATGTCAATCAAAAAAATTAAAGCAAAAAGTCCTGATCCTTATTTAAGTAAGACAACAGGTGATAATACATTAGCTCGTATAGCTCATGTTAATCAATTAGTAGATCAAATTAATTCTACAAGTTTAGTAGGTCCTGCCGGTGCACAAGGTATACAAGGTCCTGTAGGTCCTCAAGGTGTTCCAGGTCCCGTAGGTCCAGCTGGTCTTACATGGAGAGGATCATGGGTTTCAGGCACATCTTATATATTAAATAATGCTGTAGGATACGGTGGAGCTTCTTACTTCTGTACTTCAGCTACATCTGGTACTACCACTCCTGATTTAGACACTACTCATTGGGCTTTATTAGCTTCTCAAGGTGCTGTAGGTGCTACTGGAGCTACAGGTGCTCAGGGTCCAACAGGACCACAGGGTCCACAAGGTCCAAGTGGTACTAGTCCATATACTTTTGAAATTTTAAGTGTAACTGGAACTAATGGTGTAAATGCTAATCCTATAACAGCAACATATACAAATGCTACTGTAGGTGGTGGTACTTATGTTAAATTACCAGCTAGTCCAGCTATAGGTGATACTTATTATATAGCTAATATAAATGCTAATCTTGATTTAAGAATAGATGGAAATGGAAGTGCAATATTTTCAGCAGGTAGTTTTTCAAATGGTAGTCCTTTTATAGCAGGAAATCAAACAAATAAAATTTATGTTTTCCAATGTATTGTTCCTGGTTATTGGGTTACTTGGTCATTAAGTAGTTCTAAAGGATATAAAGTATATTCTGCTATTTTAAATGGTACAACACCTACAGTAACTGTTTTAGAAAATACATTAGGTTTTAACTTAAATTGGACTAACCCTTCAAGTGGTGTTTTCAGAGCAACAGCTGCTTCAGGAACTCCATTTACAGTGAACAAAACAACACTTATAGCAAGTAGTTATAATAATTCAGGTTCACCATATTTTGTTACAGGTAGTTCAAGTAACCTATTTCCTACTACACAATTTGATATAAATATGTTTTTACATGATGGTACTCAAACAGGAACACCAAATGTAAGTAATATGTTTATAGAAATAAGAGTGTACAACTAAAATATAGTATAATGGCTAAATCAACAGGAGATACTAGAAAACTTACATTTGGTAGACGTAAAACAGGATCTGCTAAAAAGAGTTTCAATAAACATAATCCTAGACCCAAAAAATACATAGGACAAGGACGTTAAACTAATGAGAGAGCCTCACAGAAATGTGAAGCTCTCTACTAGTTTTCATCATAACCCCCTATGACTATTTTATTATGAAACCTCTTTGGTCCACTTTACTAATGGTGGTTCCATTGAATACAATCACTTGTTCTTTTTCAGAATATTCTTTAATCACCTCATCACGGAATCCACTAAATCTAGATCCCTGTACACCAATAAAGAATGCCTTATCAGAATAAATAGAGCAATGATCTTCTGCATCTGTAATAATAATAGCATTTAAGCCATTCTTTACAACTTTGGATACAGCTTTATCAATATCTGTACCACCTCTGTCATCTATCATTGCAATACTTACAAGATCACTACCAATCTTTCTTACAACATTCTCAAAGGTGTAGATGTCATTCAACATATCCATTTCTTTAAGCTTATATGCAAAAGATTTACAGAAATCAAGCTTGCTGATATAGGATCCATCATCTGTTTTAACACCACAATCTGAAGCCATGGATCCTGATATATCTATATAAAGATCTATCTTACCCACTTTTTTGGTGTCTTTAATCATTACATCTTCAATCATTATCTTTCTAAGACTAGGATGTAACAACATAAAATCATCAAGACCTCCAATATTGTCAGAATTGAACAAATCATCATACGTAGTTTCTTCTTTAGCAGAAAAATAACTAGCAGATTTATCCATTAGCTTTTTAATCTTCTCTTTAAGATTGCCTAAAGAAAGCTTAACTCTTTGGATGTCTTTGGCTATTCTATTTAAGAACTGACCATCTAGTTTAGAAGCTTCTTCACTTCTGTTAGAAGACTCAAACATTTGATCCTGTTGCTCATCAGACATTGCTTCATCAAGTGTTTTACATGTATTCTGTGCATCATTAACAGCTTGCTCTAACATGTTTTTAGATAGAGCGTTGTCTAGCATTTTATCCATTGCATCATCTGCTTTGTCATTACTAAACTCATTTCCACCATTTTTAAGATTGTTCATTATATCTTCAGCTGCTTGTTCATCTTGAAACTTTAACATAGCAAGTTGTGAAACATAATATCCTACAATGTTCTTCATAAAAATAGCAGATTTAAGCTGACTATTTTCTGACATGATTTTACCTACAGGATTATTAGCTCTTTCTAAAAACTTAAATTTACTGTGGTTTTTTTCATCTCTGTTTTCAAATTCAAGCTTTTCTATTTTATTATAGTACATCTTGAAAATGTCTCTAGCTAAATGTTTAGGAAACTTATTCTTATAAATATCAGCAACCTCAGCATAGAATTTATTAAAATCTGGTTTCTTATCATCTGGAACTTTTCTATACGCAGAACCACTTCTGAATCTATCAAATGTTTCTTTGTATGAATCTTTGTTTTCTATATGAGTTCTCATAATAGAATCTATTCTAGCTTCATCTAAATAGTGAAGATTTGGTGTGACAATATCTGGTTTTTTATAGAAATTCACTTTTCCAAATAAACCTTCATCTGTTTTATAATGGGATTTGATTTCTCCCTTCTTTACTTTCTCTAGAATGGTATATACATTCTTGTAACTTTTACCTGCCATAATTATTAATTTAAAATAAAGGGGTACCAAAAAGTAGTACCCCCTTTATTAGTTTATTAGAATGCTGATTCAGGAGAATCTTCTAACATAGCATCAAACTCTTCTGAAGACTGATAGTCTTTACGAGCTGGATGATCAGCTAAAAGATACTGCATAGATATTTCTATCTCTTCCACTTGACCTTCATCCATTACACCTCTAGAAGTGTATGCATTAATCAAGCTTTCAATCTCAGCTACTGCTAGCTCAAGAGATTCATTGCTGTTATGAGAACGTAACATCTCCACTTTAGACATTACAGCCTTAACTTCCGGACTCATCAACTTATTCTGTAATTCAGAACCAGCAGTTTGTCCAATCATTATCTGAGCTGTTTTCACCAAAGCTTTGTCAATACTAATATCCCAAATGTAACTTACAGCTTTAGCCAAACTTGGTACAAAAGTTAATGTACGATCTGAACTTGCTTGATAGCCCACCTCAAGATATTTCTCCATTTTCTTAACTGGAACTTCTAAATTAGCCATCTCAGCCTTATTAGGAATACCAATAGAAAACTTCTCACGATAGTCTCTAGCACCTTTCTCATAATACTTTACAAGCTCACCTGTGGTTACACGGTTTACAGTCATCTTCAACATAAATCTATCCCAGAATGGACTTCCTATTTCTTCTTTAGGAATTTCATTACAAGTGGCTACAAACAATTTCCATTTACATGGAATCTTGTGCTTACCATTAAATAAGAACTTCTCGTTCATTACACCCAACATAGCATTTCTGATAGCTGAGCTAGCTTTATCCACCTCATTGATTACAACAATCTCAGCATCTGCAATAGGAGTGCTAAGTTCATATTTGTTATCAGTGAACAACTTACCTAAGTCTGGGATACCTTTAATCTCTGATGCTTTAGTACCCTCGTCAGTTTCTAGTACATACATTTTGTTTGCAAAATCATCTGCAGTCATTTTACCATCCTTGTTTAACCAAGCTTTGGCATATTCTATAATAGTTTTGGTTTTAGCTACTCCTGGGTTTCCTACCAATAATAATGGTAATCCTGTAGCTTCTGCTAATGCTAGCATTTTAAATACCTCTTCCTTGTTAATCAAAGAAGTTTCAATGTTTCTTACTTCCTGTGTAGTCTTCTTAGTGATAGACTTTACTGCTTTTGCCATGTTACGGGGTTTTGTTATTGTTTGTTGAATAATTGGTTGTTCTACAAGTTCAAATGTTTGTTCTCCTATGAATCCATCGTATCCATGGTAATGTCCATCAGAATATTGTTGACTATTACCTATAGGAGGTGATACTTTATACCCTGGATTACCTGAATAGTTTCCTGTTTCTATAACAATTACTTCTACTCCAGCATCTTCTGGACCTACTCCTAATCCATGTTGTATTACTTTTACTCTATCTCCTACTTTAAATTTATATTGAGAATTTATATGAGCTCCATATGTTGAGTTTGCAGTAATATTAAATGCAGGATGTCTAGGACTCTTAATTTCTACTGAACTATATAAGTTATGTGGTGCTGGTACCCATCTATGTGCACCACCATTAGTAACACTTATAGTGTACATTCTTCCATCATTACCTTGTTTAATTGTGCCTGGTTCATACCATGTAGCACTTTCTGTAGGACTTGGTCTTGTACTCATAATTCTAAGAGGATCATTGTTAGAGGTTTGCAAAGATGTCTGCTGCAGTTGATTCATTAACATCCACTCCTGTGTTACTCTGTTCCATTGCCAATACTGGTTGTTGAACATTACTATCTGTCCTTCTAGATGAAGATTCTTTGGTAGAGGTGGTTGTATCATTCTTTGTATCATCTATAATGTTAAATATTGTAATACTAGTCTCTGCATCTTTAAGAGCTGGATGTTTTCTAATCTTTGCTATTTCTATAGGATTAGCTTTATATTTTTCTTCTATAGATCCATAACCTAAGTCATCTTTCTTAAGCCATGTAAAACCATCATTAAGATCACTTACTAATTGACTTACAGTTAAGTCTACTTTTTGAATTGCCATGTTAATTGTTTTTAATTTTTTACCAATTGATTTTAAATTCCGGTCCGTTGTTTCCTTCTATAATTCTATTAGCTTCATTCCACACATTGTTACAATCCCAAACGTTTGTACCATTGTGGGCTGCTGATGCTGGATGAGATGCTTTAAGAACATAGTGATTAGGACCAATTAATCCTTCTAATTCTTGTGCTTGTTTACCTAGTAGGATGAATACTAGTCCACTGTCTGTAAAATTCAACATGTCAATTAGATATGAAATGAAATCTTTCCATATGGGAGTGTGAGATCCCACCTTATCTATTTCACAAGTGAGAGCTGAGTTAAGAAGTAACACTCCTTGTTCTGCCCATCTTGTTAAATCAGGATTGTGTTGGATAGTTTCATCATTATCATACACTGTCTGTGTAATAGAATGTTGAATAAATTTTAAACTTGGTTGTGGTTTTCCTGTGATGCTGCATGAGAATGCAAGACCATCAGCCACGTTGATGTAAGGATAGGGATCTTGACCTACAAGAACCACCCTTAAACCTTTTATAGGACATTTTTCAAATGCATTAAATACATTTTTAAGAGGAGGAGTAAATCTTTTACCTTCTTCTCTTAATTTATATAGTGTGTTAAGGATTTTATCAAAGTCTGAGCTTTGTACAAATCCTCTAAGCATATGAGCCCAACCAGATGGTTGAAGCTTTTCTATCATCTTAAGTTTAACTTCTTCAAGATTAATTTGTTCTGTCACAATTTTTGTTTAAATTTGTTACAAAATATATACACTATGGGTAATAAAATAAAAATGCTTAAACCTGATGCTGTAATCACCATTAAAGTGGGTACAGCTTTTATAAAAAGAATACAAAATGCTTTATTAGACGTGTCTGCAGGTAAAACAGAAGAGGATTTAGCAAATCTTCATAGTTTAATAGAAAATAAAGAAGAATTAACAGAACCTTGGATGAACACTGTGTTTACATTATCACTACTTGTAAAAAGTATTGAAGAAGAAGGGATATCACAAGGGTTTGTTTATGAAGAAGATGTAGATAAAATTAGTTAAGAATAAACCCAACCTGTTCTCCAATCTCAATTGCTGCTTGTATAGCAAGTGAAAGTTCTTCTCTAGAACAATCACCAAATGATTTAGCTAGAAAGTATTCTTTACCACTAACTTCTCTTGCTATACACAGTCCAGCTCTGTCTTTAATAAGAAGTTTCATATTTTCTGATGTCTCTCCTATGTGTGTAGCTAATTCTTTAATCATAACATGAAGTTTAGCAAGCTGTGGTAGTGTACCATCGTCATGTTGTTCTTCATAGAAGAATTCTACAATAGCCCCATCAGGTAGTCTAGATACAAATAATTCATATTGCTTCATAGCTCCTATAGTGAGAGGTTTAAGAATTCCTCTTTCTTTTTTATACTTACCGTTTAAATGGCTCATACATTAAAATATTTTATTTTAGATTGATCAAAATCTTTTAGTGCTTCATCAACCCATTTTTCATCTACAGTGTCTTTATAACATAGTATATGAATAACAGATGTTTCATCCGGATTAAGTCTTAGAAGCCTACCTATTCTTTGAGAACTTTTACGTTCATTACCATAAGCATGCATAATTACACCTGCTCTAAGTTCTGGTATATTTACACCTTCACTAAGTTGTAATACACAACTGAGTTCTGATATATTTCCATTCTTAAACTGTTGTAAGTTATCTTCTGACTCTGGGTTTTTAGAATGATATGAATACTTACACATTTGATCAGCTTGATCTTGTGTATTACAAAACACTATACATTTGTCATCTATATCTGATAAAAGTTCTTTTGTATATTTTTCTTTAGTTTTAAACTCCATCATAGCTTTCATTCTCATAACGGCAGCTATCTGTGTTTGTTTTTTACTTGCAGAATCCATTATACGTTGTGTCCAATATGCATAATTCTTAGCCTCTGATGTAAAGAATGATTTGTCTTTAAGTTTCACTTCAATTGTATTGTCTGAAGACAGATTCATTTTATGCACTATAATTTTATAGTTGTTTAAAATATCATCGTCTACAGCTACATCAGTGGTATATCTATACATTATAGGACAATACTTGTGTACTAACATTCCCTTTTCGGAATTAACATGTCGTGGTGGTGTACCTGTTAGTCCTAGTATTCTACCTGTAAACATTTCTAAAAACGGAAGAGAGCTTGGTAATAAACTATGACATTCATCTAACACTAGTATATCATATATATGAGGATTCTTTTTATATAATGATAGGTATGTAGTAAATTCTACATTGTCTACATCTATATCAAACTTAATTGCATCATTCTTCCAAGAATCAAATATGGAAAGCTTAGGTGCTACAACGAGCACCTTTAGCTTCCTCATATTCTTCCCCTGTAATTCATCTACATATTTAAGTCCAATAAGAGTTTTACCTACACCCATGCTTACAGCTAATCCACAACGTTTTTGTTGTAGAGCTATTGTTAAAGCATCTTGTTGTATTTGTTCTCTTTTGTTCATAATAATAAAAATTAGCTGTTCTGGTACAGCAAAACCCCCCTGATTACTTTGTCATGCATGAAAACAATCCTCCCAGTTAATATGCTACACAACTTGCAAGTAATCTATGTCTAGACCAACCCTGAGGCAAGGGTACAAGGTTTTATTCAGCATTCTGGGACTGTAAGCTTTTAGTCAAATACTCTTTGTACAGTGTTGTCAAATGGATTGAATTCCACTTGATTATAACTTCTATACTTCCCTCTTGGGAAAACCATTTTATCATGCTCGTCATGTGTAAGGATACCCATGTCATTAAGCATAAATGTAATACTGTCTGTGTCTTGTCTATATT